TATTGTGTTCTTTGTCACTTACATAAAAATACATTATTCTTCCTGGTATTCTGATAACAGTCTACGTATCTCGCCCCAAGTACCCAAGTCTATGTAATCCTCAACTTCTATACCTTCAGTATTATAAAAAGGCGTATGTGTAATTTTATTGTTATCTACTTTTTTCTTTAATGTACTTTTTTCCATATATTCTATAGCAGGCATAAAAGAATTAGCTCTGAATGCAAAGCTACACCAATATGCATTAAATTTTGCAAAGTCAGTTTGCGGCTTATCCTCATAAAACTTAACAATATTATTTTCCATTTGTAATGCGCCTTTTGTAGATAACATTAAAGGATCTTTTTCTTTTTTATAAAAAAATACAAATTCGTTATTTTCTAATTTATTTTTTACTTGTGTATATAAATCTTCAGTGCCACGTAATTTTAATATTGTATCAGGAAGTAAAACAACATTGTCTTCTCCAAACCATTTATAAGCACTTTTTATTGCACCTGTGTATTCTTTTTCTAAAGGATTTTGATATACAAACGCAATGTTATATTTGTGTTTATATTTAGACAAGTAACCAACTATATCTGTTTTAAATTCATTTATTACTACTACAAAGTCAACACTATTTCTATCATAGTCTTTGAAGTAATCAAAACTATAATCTATAAGTGCTTGATTTTTATCTAGTCTAAGTATTTCTTTAGGATAAGGTAAATTTAATCTTGTGCCTTTACCTGCGGCAGGAAGTATTACTGTTAGGGTCATACTCTATTTACAAAGTTGCGTCTTCCATTCCTGCAACTCTGAGTTTTACAACATTTGTAATTTGCCATTGTTTTTGATCAAGTGCTTTTAGTACACCTAACCATTTGTTACGCATAAGCGCAAATTCATTTATAATTTTTTCATAGTCGACGACATCTTTTTCGCCGTCGACATATTTTTCTACATCTCTACTGCTTAATGCACGTTGATAGTTTTCTAAGTACTTACGGAAAAAAGAGCTACGCAATCTACGTAGCTCTATGTTCAAATATTCTAAAATGGCTTCGATCTCTTGTAGTTGATTAAATCTATGTTCTACAATGCCAGGCATTTGTGATGCTTGTTTTTCAACATTGCCAAAAAACTTACATTCTTTTTTTGCCTCTGCTAGTTCGATTTCAAAGTGTTGTATAGCCGCTGGTATTTCATTTATATTACGACTTACTCGACTGTACCATCCCATTACTCATCCCACTCTTCTTCTTCATCAATATCCTGATGATCCATTTCTAAATAATATTGAATAGCATAATCTAAATGTTTGTCGTGACCTAACATTTCCTGTAATTGATCATCTGCTAGTCCATAATCTATCAATGTGTCAACATATTTTTCTGCTGCAAGCTCGATGTGCTTCTTATCCAGATACTCCTTAAAGAGCATCCATATATCCGCCACAAATTCTTCATCCATTTAAGACTGGCTCCTCGTTATGATCCACAGCTTCTTCGTCTGCGTTAGCGATATTTACCATTTGTTCTTCTTTTGCCGGTAAATCGGCCATGATCATTTCGAGTTTGTCACCTGTCCAGTTCTTTCGATATTCTAAAGTTTCCACATTGTTGCTATCAATATACTTGTAGCGATTGCCTTGCTTTTCAAGTAAGCCTTTTGCTTCTAACAAATCAAACATACCTGAATATGGATCCATACCTGTTTCATATGGAATCTTTACTTGCACACCTTCAAACGGTTTTGCATAACGTGTTTTCATAACCTTACACGCCGCTCTAATACCATTTACTGTGCTAGTTTTGTTACCATCTGCATCTTCTTTTAGTTTTAGCTTCTTCATAGCAACTACCATTGAGCTTGCATATATAAAGCCACTACCGCCTGAGATCTTATCATCTGGATCAAACATATCTTGCGATGCGTATGTGTGGTTAGTAACAACCATACCTACATTGTGTGAACCAAACATATTAACACAGTTAGTAACCAATGCTTTCAGTGCTTTTGCCTTACGGCCCATATCACCTTTCATATCACCTGCTTCAAACTGATTAACTTCAGTTGGTGACATAAGCATACCTAAACTATCAACTACAAACAATACCTTAGGACGATCATCTTCATCCATAGCACGATAGTCATCCATAAATGTTGATATTGTTTTAGCAACATCATCAATCATTGCCATATTAAGTTTTAGGATTTTGTCGTCTGTTGTTTCTACACCTAGTGCGTGTAGCCACTTTTCGTCAAGTGCATTTTCACTGTCAATCAATACAACAAAAATACCTTGTTCTTGTGCTGACTTTACAATATTGCCAGACACAATGTAAGACTTGCCTGCACCACTTTCGCCTGCAAACACACTTACTTTGCCTAGTGGAACACCTTTTCTAAAGTCTCCACTAAGTAGATAGTTAAGTGCAAAGTTACCTGTACTGATCCAATCTTTAGGATCATTGAACCCTGAACTCATACCTTTAATAGATTTTGTTAAACTGTTTCGAAACTTTGAAGGATCGAATGCCTTAGTAGCCATATTATCTCCTATTCTAAAAAGCAATTGAAAGGGCCGAAGCCCTTTCTATTATTGACCTTGTCTTGCACGAATCATTGCTAGAATGTCTTGTGCGCCGCCTGCGTTTTCTTCTGCAGGTGCTGCCTCTGCTGTTGGAGCAGGAGCAGGAGTTGGTTCGGGCGTTGCTGCCGGAGCAGGTTCTTTCCAGCCTGTATCAGTTTTTGTTTCTGATACTGTTGCTGTTGCTGCCGGAGCAGATGCTTTTGCAACTACTGGATCACCAGTCTTTGCTTGCATACCTGCTGGACGGAAATATTGACTCCATTTCTCAGCATCATATGCTTCGCCATCTACTGAAGCTTCAAACATTTCTGTAAGAACTTTTACTTCGACTTCCCCTGGCTTTTTAGGAAGGAAATCATTAAGATTAAACAAGCCGTGATTATTCACTGCTGCCATCTCTGCATCACCTAGTGGACGCTCTCTACGTGCCCAATTACTTGCGCCATAATCTGCGTAACCACCTTTTGTACCCTTTGATAATCTAAAGTCTACACCAGCAGTATAATCTGTTGGTAGTTCTTCCATATCAGGATCCATAAGTGCTGCCTTGATTAGTTGGAAAATTTGTGGACCAATAATGAATCTACGAATTGGATTCTCTGGTTGTGAATCTTCCTTCAATGGATCATCTACAACGAAACCTTGGAAGATATAAGAACGCTTCTTCCAATATTTACGACCCATATCTTCTAATGATGGATCTTTAAACCAACCACGTACTTCAGAAAGTATATTACAACTTTCACCATACATTTCCATACAAGGAACTTGTACTTGTACTGGACGTGAATCAGTTTCACCTTTTATACCAGCAAATGGAAGTTTGATCATCAAACGTTCTTTCCAAAAGAAAGTGTTTGAATCATCGCCGTCAGGCAAAAAGCGTAGCGTTGCTTGCTCGCCTTCTTTCATATTCCAAAATGGGTAAATTGCGTTATCACCGCCGCCTGTTCGTTGTCCGCCAGCGCCGGCTTCTTGTTCTTTGAGCTTTGCTCTAATTTCTGCTAATGATGCCATAGTTATGCCTCCTTATATTTGCCTATGTCTTCTGTGCCTTTAATGTGTAGCACATATTATTAATACTACACAATGTTATTTATCTTGTCAACTACTTTTTTGACAAAATTTTCAAATAGTTAGCAGATTAACTTAAACCTGCTAACTTTTGAATTCTTGTAAATTCTTCGTCTATACCACGTAGTTTTTTTGCCTTTTTGATATAATCTGTTAATGTTCCATATGATAAATTAAATGGATCTAGTCCATCATCTTTTGCCAATTCCTTAGCGTGTGTCATAATGTAATATGCATCGCCTTCTGATTTACCTTCGCCCATTAATCTTTTTACATTATCTTTAAGATGTGGGTATTTTGCCATTATATTTTTAGCATACATTCTTAGAGTGTCTGGATCGTCAATTTTTAACATTGGTTTTAGAAGTTCCATATCTCCTGGCTGCAAATTACCTTCTTCTATGTTTTCTCCTAATCCTGATGCTTTCATAAAAGCCTGACCTGTTTCGCCGTGTTGGCCTCCGCTTTTCCACCATTTTTTAAAATCTGGATCATCTGCATACAAGTCCATAGCTGCTTGGGCCATTGCATTTGGATTACCTTTGTGTTTATGCATAATGACTTTTAACTTCTTTTCATCAGGATCAGTCATAAATCGATCTCTTATTGCAGGGCCTAATGTTTTTAGAATATCATTGTCATCAGCCTCTTTGTATCCCATTACCTCTGCGACCTTTGCGTCGATGCGTTCTATGAACTCTAGTGCCGGCCTTACAAATTTTTCTCCGTATTCTTTTTCGACCATAGTAAGTACGGCTGTTGGGCCTTTTGGAAATGTTCCATTTTCTCTGTCAAAATAACTTAGAATAAATTCGCCTAATGGTGTTTTATCTTTTTCAATTACAATGTCATCTTCGTCTTTGTCTGGATGTGGAATTTTATCGCCTTTTTTCTTGCCGTTCATTTTTGCTTGTCTTACAGCGTGTGCATATGCGTTACCTTCATTTTCGTCTATATGATTTTTAGGATCATCACACTTTGGATCAGGACAATCGCACTTCATTTCATTCAGTGACTCTGCGAACTGTCCCATTAATGATTCAAGTGCTGCTTCAAATGCAGATTCCATACTAGGATTTGTTAGACGCTTGAAATCTGCTGCACTATAATTGTCTTTAGGGTCAATGCCTCTAGTGCTGCCACCTTTCATACCGCCTATGGTTACTGGTTCTGATGTTACTCTTGGAATAACTAATTCTTGTCCGACTTGTATAAGTTTTGGATTTGCTATACCATTTGCATCTTGTATTTCTTCAACACCTTGCTGTACTCCGCCTGGAAAATGGTCTGCATATTTCTGTGCAATACTTGTGAGAGTTTCACCAGGTGATACTTTATGATATGTATCTTCTTCAGCTTCAAAAAAACTTTCAGGTGTAATTGTTTCTGCTAGTGTTGCTTCACTAACTAAATTGTAAATATATGGAAACACATCTTTTAGTTCTTCATTGAACTGTTTGATTGTAAGTTGATCAATCCAGTTTTCAGCAACTTCACTTGGTACTTCTTCCATTACAGGAACAACATAATTTTTTACAGCTTCGGCGTAAAAAGATGGCTTTTGTAAATTAGCAATTTCTTTTTTGATATGTGTCATACGTTCCTTAACACTGCCGCTGTATTTTTTAAGTGTTTCTGCCATTACTGTACTACGATTC